CAAAACTCGACATTACATGTCTCGTTTTAAAACATCCACCACAGAAGTTTGAAACCTATGAAGATGAAATACAATACTTAATTAATCATGAACAAAGAAATAGATTTTTATGTAATCTAGCATTAGATCAAAAGGGAAATACCCTAGTGCTTTACAGTAGGGTTGAGTCTCACGGTGAAGTGTTGTATAATTTAATAAATAATTCTAAGTCAGCATCTCGTAAAATATTCTTCATTCATGGTGGAGTTGCTGCTGATGATAGAGAAAACGTTCGATCAATTACTGAAAATGAAAAAAATGCAATCATTGTGGCCAGCTACGGCACTTTTAGCACTGGGATTAATATTAGGAGGTTGCACAACGTTGTTTTCGCCAGCCCCTCCAAGTCCAGAGTTAGAAATCTCCAATCCATTGGCCGAGTCCTTAGAAAAGGTAGAGGAAAAGTAAAGGCAATGCTGTATGATATTGCGGATGACTGTACTCATCAGTCCCGCAAGAATTATACATTAAATCATTTAATAGAACGGATCAAAACGTACAATGAAGAACAATTCAATTATGAAATTATTTCAATTAAGTTAAAGGGATAGTATATGGAAGACGACTTTTATGCCTCACTAAAATTAATATCAGGAGAAGAAGTCTTCGCTAAAGTTGTTGCGTGTGACGAAGATAATAGAACTTTATTGTTATTACATAATCCTGTTTTAGTTCAACAGGTACGTTTACCTGGAGCAAATATAGTTGCTGGATATAAAGTTGAACCTTGGATGAAGACGAATGATGAAGATATGTTTGTAATGGATCTAAAAAATGTTATGACTATGGTCCAGTGTAATGATATTGAAATGATTACTATACATCAAAAATATGTTGAGGAGTCTTCTCAAGAAGGAACTAGATCTCATATAGATAGAAGGATGGGATACATATCTAGTGTCAAAGATGCTAAAAAGATGCTAGAACAACTCTATAAAAAAGATATTCAAAAAGAGAGCTAAAGCTTTTCCTGAACCTCCACAGAGTTATTCTACAGATGATTTGACACTTTGTCAAGCCCCTGGTATAATTATGATAACGGTGAGAGATATACCTATGGCAATAACAACTATGCCGAGACGCAGAGCCAGGTCGGAACATTATGTGAACAATAAGGAGTTTCTTGCTGCTATTGTTGCATACAAACAATCAGTTGCTGAAGCAGCAGAACTAGGTAAAGATAAACCTAGGATTACAAATTACTTAGGAGAGTGCTTTTTAAAGATAGCAACGCACTTATCTTATAAACCAAATTTTGTTAATTACATGTTTAAAGATGACATGGTATGTGACGGCATTGAAAATTGTGTTCAGTATATTAATAATTTTGATCCCAATAAGTCTAGCAATCCATTTGCTTACTTCACTCAGATCATACATTATGCGTTTCTTAGGCGTATCCAACGAGAAAAACGTCAACTGGAAGTCAAGAACAAAATTCTAGAACGTTCTGGATATGAACAAGTAATGGTTGATGATAACACACTTGACGGTGGGAACTATTCAGACTATAATAGTATCAAGGATAATATCCACACCAAGTTGCGCTCCGGTTATCAATGAAAGTAGCGGTTATAACTGACCAACATTTCGGTGCAAGAAAAAACTCCAAACTATTCCATGACTTCTTCGGAAAATTCTATGAGGAAGTCTTTTTTCCATATCTTGAGGCTAATAGCATCTCCGTTTGTATTGATATGGGTGATACTTTCGATAATCGTACAGGTATTAATTATTCTGCACTCAAGTGGGCCAAAGATAATTATTTCCAACTACTGCGCGATAGGGGGATTGATCTTAAATGTGTTGTCGGTAATCACACAGCCTATTATAAGAATAGTAATAGAGTTAACGCTTGCGAATTATTATTACGAGAGTATGATAATATCCATGTTATCAGTGAATATGAGGAGTTAAAGATTGGTGGGTTAGATATAGCATTCATACCCTGGGTTAATTCAGAGAATAAAGAAGATACATATAAGAAGATTAAGAAATCTAAATGTCGTGTCGCAATGGGACACTTGGAACTTAATGGTTTCTTAGCAAATGCTTATCACGTAATGGAGCATGGAGAAGATAGGTCAGTTTATAAAAAGTTTGAAAAAGTATACTCCGGTCATTATCATCATAGGAGTACTCAAGATAATATTAATTACTTGGGTAATCCGTATGAAATTTACTGGAACGATTGTGGAGACGTTAGAGGATTTCATATCTTCGATACTGAAACATTAGAACATACTCCAGTAGATAATCCATTTAATATCTTTGAAAAGATAGTTTTTGATAATACTAATTACCAGACATTTAATGCTACTCCTTATAAGGATAAGATTGTTAAAGTTATTGTGAAGGATAAGGGTAAGGGAACTAAGTTTGATAAGTTTATAGACAAGTTATATCAGGCAGGAGTTGCTGAGTTAAAGACTATAGAGAATATTGATTATGGTACTGGGTTTGTAACTCATGAGGATCAAGGACAAGATACAGAGGATACACTTACCTTGTTGAGTAAATATATTGATGAGGTAGAAACACAAGTGGATAAGTCCAGAGTTAAAAAACTATTACAGAATGTGTATCAAGAGGCTTGTGAGGTATCTTGATGCATTTAATCGCTGTCGCTGGTAGAGAGGATAGTGGAGCTTATGCTGTAGAGAATCGCTTTGGTCAGAAGGTGTTATATCTCTTCGTAGAAGAGGATGATGCTGAACGGTATGCTATGATGCTTGAAGATCAGGGATACCCAGAAATGCACGTCATAGAAGTTGACGATCATTCTGCGGTAAACGTTTGTGAAAACAACGGTTATCGTTATTCAATTATCACAAAAGATGACATTGTTATTCCTCCTGAAGAACTAGATCATGATTTGCTTTCAGAAGATTAGATGGAAGAACTTCTTAAGTACTGGTAATAACTGGACTGAAGTTAATCTAACTGAACATGATACAAATATAATAATTGGTGCAAATGGTGCAGGTAAGTCTACCATTTTAGATGCACTTACTTTTTCGCTGTTTAATAAACCATTCAGGAAGATAACGAAACCACAACTCATTAATACTACTAATGAGAGAGGTGGTGAAGTTGAGGTTGAGTTTAGTATAAGAGACAGACAGTATAAAGTTGTACGTGGATTGAAACCAAATAAGTTTGAGATATGGATTGATGGGAAGATGCAGGATCAGTTTGCATCAGCAAATGATCAACAAAAACATTTTGAACAGAACATTCTTAAACTTAACTATAAGTCATTCACACAGATTGTTATATTAGGTTCTAGTACATTTGTTCCTTTCATGCAGTTGACTGCTTCTAGTAGAAGGGAAGTCATAGAAGATTTGCTTGATATTAAAATCTTCTCTGCTATGAGTGAATATGTTAAAGTTAAACTAAGAACATATAGAGATGAGGTTAGAACTCTTGAACTAAAGAAGGACAGTCTTCTTGATAAGGTTCAAATGCAAGAAGAGTTTATTAAACAAATAGAGAGGACTAGTCAAGATGATATCAAAGAGAAACAAAGTCAAGTTAAGAAGATTGCAAAGGAAGCTAATCAATATATTACAAAGAATGAAGAGCTTTCCAAAGAACTTGAAACCCTTGATAGTGAACTTCTGAATCTTACAGATGTTCGGGATTCACTGAAACAACTGACTACTTTACGTGCTAAAATACAAACAAAGAAAGAAAGAGTTAGTAGCGAACATGACTTTTTTAAAGAAAATGTATCATGCCCTACATGTACACAATCTCTAAAGGAAGACTATCGGTTAAATAAAATTGCAGAGCTCACTGAATCTGTAAATACTCTGACTGAAGGTCTCCAAGAACTTGAGACTAAGATACAAAAGGAGGAGGAAAGAGAGCTCTGCTTTACTAAGCTAACTCAGGAGGTAACATCACTAACACATGGCATTTCTCAAAACAATACTCGGATTTCAGGGCTACAACGACAGTCATGCGATTTGGAATCGGAAATTCAGAGAATTACCGACCAACTTGCAAATAGAAATACTGAGCATGAGAAATTAGCAGAGTTCCAACACAACCTAGCAGCAACCTACGAAAGGGTTACTGAACAAAAAGAATTGATATCAGAGCATGACTTTGCATTTGGTTTGCTCAAGGATAGTGGGGTTAAGAAGACAATCATTAAGAAGTATCTTCCACTGATTAATCAGCAAGTAAATAGATACCTTCAAATGATGGACTTCTATATTAACT